GTCTGGGAAAAGGACGCAATGAGCGCCCCTTTCCCTCGCCCCCAGTCCTCGCCGGTTTTCGTCGCGCGGCATTCAAAGGCCGTGTAGGCGATGTCCGATGAGAACTTGACGGTGATGGAATCGAAACCGGAGACTGCCGAAATCTTATTCCCCGTGATGGTGAACGTCAGTCCCGGCGCGGCCATTATGCCACGCTCCAAGTCCCGGCGGCGTTTTTCACAAAGACCTTGATGATCTTCGTACCGTCGCCGGAGGATGCCGTCGCAAGGTCAGTGCCCTTGATGGTGGTATTGATCGCCGTGGCCTTCTTGTAGCCGCCCTTGCTGCCGGAAGTGTTTGTGGAGCCGCCAGTGGTCGGGATCTGCGTCCCGGCGTCGTGGAGACTGCTGGTGCTCGGCACAACACGCACCGTGTATTCCTCGAAGTCCACGTCGCAGGTGAAGGAGAACGCGCAGGTGTCGAAGCCGGAGACTTTGGAGATTCTGGTCTTGTCGGGGCCAGTGATCGTGACCACCGGAACCGCAGTGTTGACCGTGATGGAAGCTGTGACTGCGGCCGTTTCGTTGCCGACGTCATCCCGCACCTTGATATGTACGGTTTTCAGTCCATCGCCGTCCGTCAGTGCGATAGACTTGCTGGCCGCGAAGGTCTCCCACGATGCGTCCGCTTCCGTTGCAGCCGCCTTGATGCCCCAGAGCTTCATCTGGTATCCGGTCTTGGTTTCATCCGTCAGCGTGATTGTTGCGGTGACGGTGTTGCTGGTTGCATACGTCGCGCCGCCGTTGAGCTTCAATGCCAACCCAGACGGTGCCAGCGTATCAAGAATTAGATTGAAAAAACTTGCCATAGGTTATGCCCCTTTCTTTTCGCTCAGTTCGATGTATAAATATCCGCCCGGGCGGGTATAGATGGGTTCTTCGCCGATGCAGGCATTCTTGATGCCCATCTCACCGACAAACAACTCCTTGAGCTGCTCTTCTCCGACTGTGATCATTACGTCACCCCCGAATCAGATACAGTGTCTTTGCATCCTTGACGGCCAGCGCGTCATATTCCGCTCGGTCGAGAACCACAATGGTGTTGATCTGCGCGGATGAGACGTTGCCGCCTCCACTGCCGCCGGGTGACACCCGCAAGGGCGGCAGGCTGAATTGGATGCTCGGCTTCCCGCCGATGTCAAAGTGGATCATCACAGCACCACCTTACTGATGGAATCGCTCACGCGGATGCCCTCAATGCTGGTGCCGATGACAACCGGCTCCGCGCCAGCGAATTTGACGCGGATCTGAACGGCCTGAGAAGCGCTTTTGAACTGAAAGGTTTCCTCCTGCGTCAGAGGGAACAGGAAGTTTCCGTCTGTGTCCGTCGTGACCTCACCGGGATACACCTTGCGCAGCTTTCCGACGATGAACTCGATCATCTCAATCTTGGATAGGTCGAGCGGTGCGCCGTCCTGCGTCCCAGTAAATGCAATGGCGTACTGGTCGCCCTGCATGATTTTTAGGCTCATTCTTCCGCCTCCAATTCGATCAGACCTCTCAGGAGGCACAAGTCCTGATAACTGAGCTTCACATTCTCATCAACGGGGATCTTGACAGGCTCGATCTCGTCCGCGACCTCAACGTCGATGACTTCCTGCATCTTCTTCCGGTACTCGTCGATTTTGTCATCATCGACGCGCCATCCCGTATCGATCTCGTGGCCCATCGACTTCACAAGATGGGCCTGACGCTCGTTGTAAAACGTCAGAACATGGTCGAGCGAGTCCATGAGCTTGCAGACCTTGTAAAGCGTTCGCGGCCTCATGTCTGCCGCCGCGACCTTCCGCAACGCTGGCATAGCCGAAACGATATTCCCGATTTTCATATTCCACCTCCTATGGGCGCAGATATTGGATTATCTTATTGATGGCGCTTTTCATGCTATATTCGTGGTTCGCGAATTTTGTGGCTCGAATCGCCTCACCTTTTTTGGGCTTGACGTTTTGATCGTATGGCTCTGCTCCATCCAGCCCAAGTACACACAGCAACGTGCGCCAAAGAGTTCTCCACAAAAGACTGATATCTCTATAAGTTATCACATCGCCTGAGGAAACATCAGGGAGTGTACCACTCGACCACCAAATCCTTCCCAAATCGCCATTAAGCAAATCTACAACTTTTTTTATTGCGCTCGCTTTCAAATTTGATGGAAGTTCTCCTTCCTTTATCTTTGCTGCATCATCGTCTGTCCAGCTAAAATCAGCGACATATTTCCTGTTCACAAAAAACAATGTAATTTTCCCATCGTCAGGGAAAGCGAATGTATCTGGGCCAAAGTGAGTCCACGGAATGCCGGATATTGTTGCTGAGCAAGTTCTCAACGCATACGTTGTCCCATACGTTTTATATGCCAGTGTTTCAGCAGGAATAATACTAGAACCCGATATTTCCTCTGTCAGCGTGTGAGTTTCGCTCCGCAGATATTTGTTTGTGTCGTTATCGTATATGTAAATCCAGACAGTCTCTTCTAATGTAGCCATATGATCACCCAAATACCGCCACGCCGATGGGGCTGTTTACACCATTTACTGTTTTGAATACGCCAGCGTCCGTAACATATAGCGAATTCTGCCCAGCCGTCATACGGACGCCCTTCTCTGTAACGATAATGTAATGGCCACCGAGGTCTAAGTTTGTACGTCCGCCATAGGCCATAACGATACCGTTCGTAGAAGAAACGCCATTGTTGCCGCTGCCCATGCCGATATAGCCGTAATCCGTTTGGCCTGTTGAATCCATCACGTGGAAATAGCCGCCGCGAAGGCCAATTTCGTTCGCTTCAATGTAGGGGGATTGCACCTTCGTGAAATCAATATAGGTCGCCTGAATGTACTCCGGGACGTTGCTGCTCTCGATTTTGGTCTGTAAGTCCGCGCTTAGATCGCCAAACGTAATCGCGCCGGTCAGGTTGAGATTGTCCGCCGTAATCGTGCCGACCTTCACAAGGCCGGTGATATTGACGCCATCTTTCGAGAGCGTGATGTTCGCGCCGTTCTCTGCTGCCGTGTAGGAGAGTGTCAGGCCGTTCAGGTTGAGGTCAACAAGGGCCTGTGCATTTTCTCCATCGATCTTCCCGGAGACTTCAAGCGCGATCTGCTCCGTACTCTTGCGGATCTCAGAGAAGGATCTCGCGTTTATCCGCTCTTCCCTCGTCCGCGCTTGATACGGATATTCGTGATCGATCTCCGTTTCGATTGGAGCCTCAATATCTGCGCTCATAGAGACGCCCACTGTAAAGGCCGCAGAGGCCATAATAGAGGCGTTCCCATTGGGCTTGACGCTGTCCCCCAATTCAAGTGCTGGGTTGAAGAACGCCGTTCCAGCACTGTACGGAAGGTATTTTACGCCGTTCAGAACGCCACGGACGTAATTACAAATCTCCTGTGTGGCGTAAATGCAATCTGCTTGGATTTCGTATCCACTATCCCCAGCGGAATACTGGGTGTTCGAATCCGGGTAGAGCGTTACCTTGCCGATGGTGGCTGTATCTCCGAGAATGTCGCAGCTCATGACCGGCACGTCGTCCGAGTTCGTCGGAGAGGCGAGACGGATAAGTCGGAGCTTTCCTTCTTCGGTAATAACGAAGTTGCCGCCGGATGCCGCAGCGATGCCGCAGAGGACTTCACGCATCGTGTAGACCTCTGTCGGAGAATCCACCGTGTAGGGCGCGATCTGGCTTCTGGAATCCAACTCGACGCCCATCTTTCCGCAGATATAATTCACCGCAGCCGACATCGCCATCGGATATGTTCCGGAGTTGTCGATGTAATCCTGCTCGGCTTTCAGCATCGCGTCGTATGCCGTAATGGTCATCCATCCATAAGCATCCGTGGAGCGCGTATCGATGTAGAACGTGCCGAACGGGAGCCAGTCTGTGGCCACATCGCCGTAATCCTTCAGCCGGATATAGCACTTGATCTCCGCTGCCGTTGGGATCGTACCGTTTGGTTCGAAGACCATATCCAGCATCGCCGAAGTAGCCTGTCCGATGGTCAGCTTATCCATCATGGATTTGGTGATCCGCGCAGATTTGATCTCGCCGTATGTATAGGTTTTTCCGTTTATGACCGCCTTGAAGTCAACCTGATAGTCTCCCGCAAGGATGTCATTCCATTTTGCCGGAACTGTCTGCATTACATCACCTACTTTTCAATGAGCGGAAATGTGATACCGTCCCAATACTCCTGCCCGTTCTCTCTTTTGATAAGAAACGAGGCCGGGTTGTTGTTGGAATACATGGTTTTTGTCGTAACCGCCCCAAGCTGCGGGTCGTAATACTGCACAGTCACGAACACCGGCATAATAGCTGTGAGGACAGTAGCCGCTTCGGGACCTAGCAGAGGGCGGCAGGTAATGTCTAAGCGAACCTTCGTTGCCACTCTGTTTCTCTGCATAGCTCCATCAAGGGTTCGACCCGCATCAGAGGATTCCACATCATTTCTCTGCCACTTGAAGCCCTGAAAAGCGATATAAGGGGCGATGTCTACGCCGCCGATTTTTACAGTCATAGCTCGCCTCCTTACACGTTCGCCGTAGCGATCCCATACATCCGGTTTCTGCGGTTCTGGCTCGAAGTAATTTCCTTGCCGTCCAGATAAATCTTCTGCGGCCTATCCGCGATATTGCCCATAACCGAAGCAACCGCTCTAGCCACACCAGCAGATACCGCCTCAACGATCTGGTCATTGTTCGCGACTGCTGTCCGCCCTCCGATTGTGCCGACCAGTTCAGGCCCGCTTTCTCGTGCGGCAAACAATTCGCCGGAGGAAACAAAACCGCCGTTTGCTTTCAAGGAGACTTTCCCGAAACTGCCAGATCGGCCAGAGCCGCCGCCACCAGATACAGAGACGCTTTTTGCCCCAGAGAAAATGTTGTTGATTTTATTCTTCCAGTTGTCGATAGTCGGCTGAACGCTTGTGTTCCACCAGTTTGAAATAGCAGACCAAGCATTTTTGATTGGAGTAAAGACACTGTTCCAGTCCGGGTCTCTGCTTTGCGCAAGCGAGGCCCCACCCTCAATGAGCATCCCAAGCCCGAGAGGAATTCCGACGCCGGTAAAGCACAGCAAAACGCCGAGCGCGACCATGCCGGAGCTTTTAGCAATTTTCTTGACGTCTTCAAAGACTTCCGTTGCTTTTGTAGACACATTGTCCCAAACCGGGGTCCTCTTTTCAGCGAGAGACTTTGCGCCCTCTTCAATGAGGCCGATGCCAAGCGGCAATCCAATGACCGTACAGCAAAGGAGAACGCCAAGCGCAAGATACCCAACACTGACAATTACGCGTTTAGCCTTTTCAAGGGCCTGTTTGCACCACTGGCTGATAGAATCCCAATTCGCAACGACTGTTGCAGCCAATCCAGCCGCACCAACGATCATAAGCCCAATCCCAAGAGGAACATTCGCGCCCGAGAATGTCAGGACTGCGCCGAGCGCGAGAAATGCAGTAGACACAGCTGCGGTGATAATTCCGAGAGTCCCTTGAAGGGACTTCTTCAGACGGTTCCAGTCCAGCTTCGCAGCCGTTCCGAGAATTGCTGCACCTGTAAGCATGAGGCCAATTCCGAGCGGAATATTGGCGCCAGAGAAAGCAAGAATCGCACCGATTGCAAATACCGCTCCGCCTACGATCAGCATGATCTTCATAATGGAGTCTTTGACCTCTTCACTCAAAGAACCCCATTTTGCTGCAATCTCTTTTGCGAAAAGAACGCCGCCAAGAACCATCATACCGAGGCCGAGGGGGATATTCGCGCCGGAAAATGCCAGAATTGCGCCGATGACAAACAGGCCAAGCGCGGTTGTCAAAATGCCGATTGCCGAGGTCAAAAATTCCTTGATCTTATCAATAGTTTTCTTTGTCCATTCAGCAATTTTCTTGACCTTATCGCTGACCTGTGCCTCTTCAAACATGTTGCTGTAATCGACACCAGAAGCGCCGCCACCTCCGCCAGAGTTTTTATCGTTTAAGCGGTTGATCTCATCGAAGCCGAGAAGCGTTTTCTGAAGTTCCTTTGCTGCGCCGGATGCCGTGTTGAGGCTCTTAGCGTAATCCACAGAGTTTTTCTTGGCTTTTGTGAATGTGCCTTTCCCCTGTAGTGCTTGGAAGAACATATTGATTGCATTTGCAGCGGTGATAAACGCGCTTGCAATCGTATTGATTAGGGGGAGAAGTGCAGTCAACACCGGCATGACCGCAGCGCCAATGGAATTTTTGACCTGTTGAAGCGTCGACGCATATTCAGACATTGTCCGATTTGCATTGGCAGCATCGGTGCTGTTCATCGCGGCACTATAGCGGACGAGATTCTGGATGCCCTCTCTAGCTGCGGAAGAAATATTCTTGATTGCGCTGCGTACAGCGCGATACAGTGCGATTCTTCCGATTGATTTTGCAAGATTTACAAACTGGCTTCCGAGATTTCTGATTGGCGCTGTCGCTCTTTTGGCAGCACCGATCACAAACGTATTCAGCCCAGCGGAAAAAGCCTTGAAGTTGGCAACAGACGATTTCGCGGCGTTACCGGATTCTTCTACCGCCTCCGATGTTTTTTGAACATCCGAATCTTTAAATTCCCCCGTTGGGATTGTTGGGGCCGTCTGAGTTTGCCCACTAGTACGCGGGACTGCGCCGATGTTGGCGATACTGTCAATATCCTTTGCAGCGCCCTTGAGATTTGAAAAGTCGATTGAAGCAATACTTTCCAATCTACGGATAGTGCCGTCAAGGCCGCTTCCAGCATCGCTTACGCCGGTGATAGCCTCTCCAATCCTTCTGATCTGCCGGACAGCCGAGGCAAGGCCAGCGCCGCCACTTGCGGCCTGTTTGAGCCGATTAAGGGTTCCGATAAGGCCCTCTATACCGCTGGAAGCATCAGATGCACTTTTCTTGACCTCGATTTCAAGGGTTTCAACTGTCGGCATTTAATCACCACACTTTGCTTTGTATTTCCGTTCCATCGCCTTGAAGAACATGATCGCCTTCTGGCGTTCTCGTTCAGCTCTCTCTTCCTTCTCGTCCGGTGTCTCTCGTGTGATTTTCCGGGGTTTACTCGGATATTCCATAGGCTTTTTCCCTTTCGAGGCAAAAGCATTAGAGAGGGCAATGGAAAGAGCATCGTAAAAATAGACGCCCTGGAGCCAGAGTTCATAATTTCTGCTCTCAAGGCGCAACCTGTCTGCCTCTATGTAAGGCTTCATCTTGGCGGGGTTCATATTCCAGAACCCCGCTTCGCTGATGCCTATTACAAGACTTTGCGGAAGGTACGCCGCAATGCACTCTTCACGAAAGGATTTGTACTTTTTTACTTCGTTTCCGTCTCGCTCTGGCTGTCCGTCTCCGCCGCTCTCTTGGAGAGAGCCTGAAAAAAACCGCTTTCCTCCACGGCTTCCTTCAGCACTTCCGCAATGTCGTCCATGCTGCCGCCGTTGATGATGTGCTTCTCGATCTCTTCGCCCGCCTGATCCGCTTTCTTGCCCATGCACATAGCCGCATAGGCCCGAATGAACATGATAGACTTCTCTTCGATTTCGGCCATCGGGATTCCCATTTCCTCAAACTGGCAGACCGTATTGAACGTGATCTCCTTTGTAGGGTAAATATGGCCGTTGATGGTGATTTCCTTCTTCATACTCGATACTCCTTCTCTTCCAGATTAAACAGCTGTAGGCTTTACAGCCGTTGCCCATCCGATATTCCCGTTCGGCGTGATATAGGCAGTGTTTTCGAGAACGCTGTCAACTTCCGCGCCAGCAAAGCCGAGCGGGGACGGGTTGCCAGTGAAGAAGAACGCCTTAGTCAAGCCGGGGATGTAGAACTCCCACCAAGTCTTCTTACCAGCCTCGGCGGCAGTCTTGTACGCTTCGACAATCGCGTCCCATGTGGTCTGAAGATCTTCTGTCATATTGAACGTGACGCTCAGCGCACCGCCAGGGTCCTTCAGACCATCAATATAGGTCTTCCACTCCGTAGCTTCGAGCGGAGTAGTTTCAAGGGTGGAGGGTTCCGGGTTGAAGTCCGGGAGGCTCTTTGCACCCTTAATCTGCGTAAACGCAGTAGGCTTCGTTCCTGCGGTCTGTTCGACAGCATAGCCGAGCAAAATACCGGCAGTACTAAGTTCGATTGCCATGTTTTACCTCCTTAGAAGTCGTTTATTTTCGTCTACGACCGTCCGATAACGTGCCTCCATTCTGTAAATAGAAGTTTCAGCGTTTGGAAGCGTCAAGGGCTGTCTGCTCAACCTGACAAAACCGAGCGCCTGCATTTTCTCGTCGATCGTCTGCATGATTTCTTTTACCTGTTCTTTCTTTCCAGAGGAAAGGTTGCTGTAGACATTCACGTCGTACATGAGCTGCGAGTGGTGCGACCCTTCGGAATCCAAAGCTGGTAGGAACGAGCTATTATCTTCTTCGATCACGCTCACAGATGGAAAACTCTCTGGAACATGAACGTATTCGCTGTAGATAGAAATGCCGTCGTACTTTTCCGTCAAAATTCCTGCGATTGCGTCAAAGACATCGGTTTCAATATCAGGAACCATTGAATACCTCCCTTGCGATTCTCAAAACCTCCTGCCGGAGATCCTTTGCTGTGTGGTACATCGTCGCAGACGGCGGATTACCGTAGGTATGGGTACCGCCCTTCTCTTTCGGGAGATACCAGCCTTTTGGGTCATTCCAGTGCCCTTCACCGGGATATGTGCCGGGTCCGTACTCCATTGGAGCCGGATGACCGTAACCGTAGGTTACGCCTGACCCGAACTCAATGAAGAGAACGGCTTCACCGGATGCGATGATGGAATAGCCGTTCTCAATCGGTTCCACAGAGACGGAAACGTCATTGTCTCCCGTATAGACCGCCCTTGAGAAGTCGAGAGAGGCTTTTGTGGCTCCAATCGATGCCAGCCTTTGAAGAAGAGTGTCTATTTTCCTGTCCCACTCTGCATCCAACTTGCGAATCTGCTTGATCGCTCTGTCGATGGAATGGGAATTCAACTCGAACTCGATCTTCTTCATTGCACAGACACTTTCCGAATTGCAACAGTAACGCTATTGATAGACCTCGCAACTTTCACTACAACGTAATCCCACGGAGTATCTGTCGAGCCGTCATAGGCGACTTCCGGCGTTTTTTCGATCCAGAGAACCGACGATTCGGAAATGTCAAAATCACGGTTACAGGACGTTATTGTCCTGTCGTAGTCTGTCTGGATTCCAAAAAGCTCATTGTCGAGAGAACCCCTTGCTGCGGAAAGATTTTCCGAGATCTTAACCGGGTTGGAGTACAAAACCTTGTACTGGCCGGTCCGTTTCCCGTTCTTCAGAATTTCTTCTTTTCCATGATAGTTCGCATACCAGAAATCCGTTTTATTGCGGTTCAGAGATCTCAATAGACCACCGCCTTTGCAAAGACGTTGTTTCTGATATAGTCAAGCATATCTGAGTACTTGAAGGCTCTGGAAATGTTATTTTCCGTATGCGAGGTCTGGTTCTCTGCGCCAATCATGTTGTACCCCGCGAGAACTGCCATGATCTGGACTGTATCGTACACAGGAGAAATACTTTCAGCGCCAGACCATGACAGGATCTCACTTTCAGCCATGTCGAGGTACGCACCGATCAGTTCCTCTTCGTCGGTCTTATTCAAAAGAAGCTGAATCCGATTGACTTTCTCGTCGAATGTCACGATGCGTACCCCCCTTATCACGCGATGGTGTACCAGCCCTTGTCCTTCGGGCTGTCACTGGATGCCGGAGTGACCTTCACATAGCCGGAGCCGGACTTTTCATAATAGGTTTTGCCGGAACTCGGCGTAGTTTCAGTCGCAGCCGTAGCAGTGCCCTTGAAAATCTTGATGTCCTTCGTCTCGTCGGTGAGCGCTGCCAGATAGTACTTGCGGGAGTAGATCGTGTTCTTTCTGGTGTTGCCGTCACGCTCCTGCTCAACTTCAGTTCCCTTCTTGTTGAACAGCGTGACCGCTTCTTTGGTCGCCATGTAGATAGAGCCGCTCGTCGCATACTTCTTGGTGTAAATGTTGACGCCAGCGACGGTGCCGATATATCCGTTCTTTGCGAACGCCTCGACATACTGAAGAGTATCTTTCAGTTCCTTGCGGAGTTCTGCAACATCAGTCGGGGAGACAAAAGCAAAGATGGTGACATCTTCGAGATTTTCAAGGTTGAGCATAGCCTGCGCGTCGGCGAAGGCCGCAAAGTCCAGCTTGGACACAACAACAACTTTGGTCGCTTTCGCGTATTCTGCGTAGACATCCGCATTGACCGTATTGAACAGGCCGGTACCCATTCGGCGAGTGCCGACAGGAACGGTCATCGGGTCCTTCATGGCTTCTTCGTCGTAGTAGGCGAAACGGTTCTGCGCAAGCAGGATCTCATATTCCTTCTGAGTAAAGGAAACTTCGATCGTCTGAGTGTTGCCCTTCGTCATGGCAAGCTTTTCTGTGCCATCCGTAGCACTGTAGACGTTGATCATGCGCTTCATGCCGGGAGTGCCGACGAGGTTATTGTCTACAGTGCAAAACTGGGTAAGATCGAGGTGAGAGTTGTACTGATCTTCGATCTCATTGGAAAGATAGAAATTCTCGTAAACTTTATTTGCCAATTTTAGTTACCTCCATATAGTGTTTTATATTCTTCAGGGTGTTTTTCCGAAAAATCGTACCGTTCCTGCGGCGTCATCTTGCGGAATTTTTCGATTGTCATACCACCAGTGTCCTTCCCGGCAGGCAGGTCGTTATTTTTGGCAAGGCTTTCGGCGGCAGCGGCTTTTTTGACAGCGTCAAGGTGCTTCTGATGATTTTCAAAAACAGCGTCCATATTCCCGTCGGAAAATGCCTTTGCCGTATCTGCCGCCAACGTCGCATCATAGCCGAGCGTCAAATATCTGGAAGTGTACTCAGAAATCTGTTTTTCTTTCCGAAGGGTTTCAAGTTCTTCCATGATTTTCCGCTCATTTTCGGCCCGCTCGGCCTCCTTTGCCTCATCGTCCGTCATCTTCGCCTTAAGCTGCTTCGCCAGATCAGCCGCTTCGGATGCCTTCTTGTCGAAGGTAGCTTTAGAGACGAACTGTGCCATATCTACAGGATCGGAAAACTCCATTCCGAGAATGGCGTTTCTCGCTTCTTCCGGGAGCGAGTCGAAATTAGGAATTTTGCTGGTGTCAATTTTCATAATTTTTCTCCTTTGGGTTTTTATCGTTGTTCTCTCAACTATTTTGGGCTTATAGACGTCTCCGTCTTTTCTGGGCTTTTTAATGTGCATCTCCGCACAAACAAAAACGGCCAGCAAGGGAAAAATCCCTTGCCGACCGTACCTTGTCGCTTCTATTGAACATCACCTTATCAATAGGACGATATTCACTTTTTCTCAGGCCGGTATTTTACCTTTCTGGAAACATCTACAACGACGATTCCGGCCCGCTCTTCCTTGATCTCGGCAATTCCTCCATTTTTTAGAATCGCTTCGACAACTTCGATAACCTCTCTATTCAGCAATCAATCGCGCCTCCCAACCGGGAGCAGGACACATCTGCACCCGTAGTGTTCCTTTGGCGGAACTTTATTGACGTCGTATACGACGCCGTCCCGCGCATCGCAGTCATCGCAAACTCTTCCGTCTTCCATTGTGCGCCAAACGACCTTCTGAACGCCGGAATCAATATAGGCGTCCAGCATTGCCTGATCGCAAATGCCGATTCCGTACTGTGTGGTTTGTATCCACCAATATGAAGCAGCTTTTCGCAAGTCGGCCTGAAAATCCTCCCGGCTGTTAAAAGCTCGATCTGTCAAAATGGCTTCATTCAGCCGCATCCTGCGTCTGTCCGTCTCCTGATCGTAGATATACCTTGTAACAGGATTGTATGATTTCAGGTATTCTTGAACCCAAATATTGTCTATTTTTCGCTTTTCCACGCGAAAACCTTGTTCTTCGGCTCTTTCAAATGCAAATCGATACGCAAAATACCCGCTATCGAGATACATTTTCTGATTCCTGGAAACAAGACGCTCGAAAAGCTCTCTTGTGACCTTTTTGGTGTTCAGAACATTCAATTCATCGAATCCCATGACAGAGAGCCGATTGAACTCTCTTCGAAGGGCCTTTTTCGTTCCCGGGAGTAGCTTATCCAGTCTGCTGTAAATCGTCATTGACATCTACCGGCTCCCATTTCTGCATCTGCTCCTGATAGTAATTCTCAGACATATTGAAAGCGGACTGCGGATCGCTGAACATACCGCAGTGTTCAAACGCGAGTGCAGGGTGAATATGCGAGTTATTAAGCATAGAAACAAGGACCTGTGCCTTGCTCTGGATATTATCGTAGTTGTGGCGGGTAAACTTGATGTCTACGTCCTTCAGAAGAAGCTCTGTCCCGACAGCCCTGCAAATAATAGACAGTGCGACTTTCAGGAACTCTCTCTCGGAGCGTTTGAAGTTAGCCTCGTCGGACTTCGCTCTCGCTTCAGCGGTAGACCATCCGTCTCTTACAATAACCGCAGCGCCCGTATCGCTTGTGGATGTGCCGCCGTTTCTGTTCGGCATGCCTACAATTTCCAGAACCTTTTGATAGAGATCATCGATCAGAGTCTGCGTCTGAGTCTGGTTGAGCTGCTCGTTGAGAATCTTGATGTCAGCTTTGTTGTCCCCGAACGATTTCAGGATAATAAGCCCAGCGTCCCGAAGGTTCTTTGCCTTACCTTCGTCGATCTCGGCATTATAAAGCACCATAAGGGACTGAATGAACTGATCGACGCCGTCTACGCGGTCACTCTGCGTGTCGTTGATCGCATCCAGAAGGGGAAGGACAATTTCAAATGCGCCCTGTCGGGAGTTGTTGAGCGTATACTCGATGACAGGGATGCTTCCAATGGTGTTTGGTGCTTCCTTTACGATCTTCTCTCCACCGGTCAGCTCATTCCCGACAATCTCGAAATACTCGGTATCCGTCCAAATGCTATAAACGACGTCCAAATCGTCTTTCTTCACATACTTTACACCCATGACCGGCTTTTCACCGATCCCGGAGTAATGCACGATAAAAGAGCTTCTTGGGTCGAGACAGTAGATGGAGAATGGTGATTCGTCACCGAGATCTGGTTTCACTCCCTTAGAAAGAGCCGGGACCGCTTTGGAGATCAGTGCATCGCTGTTCGGCAAAATAAGCCGGTGCCCAACGCCGCAGATATAGAGCCATTCCGCGATGTCGTTGTCCACACAGGGCTTGTTGCAAAGCTCCATGATGTCGTTGAGTTCCCCAACCTCTTTACTGGTGTCGTAATCGGACCGGGAAACATACTGGATCGGCTCCCCTAAGAGATACCCAGTTTTGAAAGAGACAATCTCGTTCGCAATGTTCTCTACAATTTTATTGCAGATTTCAGGGCGAATTTCCTTTTCTCTCGCTAAAACAGGCTGATCTCCCTTGAAATACCGATAAAGGTAATCAATATCCGCTCGGTTTGCGTTGTGAGCTGTCAGCGCATCGGCAAGCACGCTCAAAACATTGTTCCTATTGACTTTTTCAACGTCTGTTTTGATTTTTGTGCGTCCGAATTGCATGAAATCACCTCTTCCATTCCAGTAAACCACATTTCCTAAACTTTTTCAACCGATACAAGCAATGTGTTGCACACTTTTGTACCACTTGTTTTTATTTTTCTTAAAAAGCTCGTTTTCGAACCTCTACCTGAGCAGAGCCGTGATAAAGTTCGTCTGCCAACATTGCAAGGCTGTCCGGCGCGTCGTCGTGCGGGTTCTTGCCTGTCTGAGAGAATGTGCAAACTTCCCGCATGAACTCGTCGTACTCCGGCGTCCGATGTTCCTTATCGACAAAGTAGAACCTTTTGATCTCAGGGGAGTATTGGATGATCCTGCCGACCTTGCTTTGATTATTGGGCGCTCGCTGAGTCGTGATGTTTGTCCGAACGCCCACAGACGAAAGCTGCCGGTCGACATCCGCGGCAAACTCTCCGCCGCCGTTGTTGGCCTCGAATCGCTCCTTGTGAGGGGTGTGTTCCTTCGTCCGGTTGACGATCATAGGCTGCGTGACATCCTTGCTGCCTTTAGAGAAGATAACGTCGTGTATGTAAACGTCTCCGTCTCCCGTAACGTAGGCAAACGGCATAGCCAAACTATCTCCTCCACCCCACGCAACATCACACACAGCGACTTTGTAGAAATCGCTCTCCGGGAGAACGCCGTTATAATATCGCAGAGTTTCAGCGGGGAAGAGAAGCCCTTCTCGGACATAGGGATTACCCTGATACTTCGCGCTCCACGTCGCATCGTCGATACTGGCTTTCATGTCTTTGTAGTATTCTGTCGTAAATCCGAGGCCATATTGATAATCGAAGTTCGATTCTCCGTTTTCATTCAAAGCAGGAATGACCCGGAAACGATACCTAGGATTCCCGGAATACTGTTCTTCGATTCTGCCCAAAGGGTCAGCAACGTTCCACCTGGTACCGACCATCAGTTCAAAGGCCCCGTCTTTCTTTCGGTCCTTCAGCTGATTCAAATAAGCATCGTATTTTGCCTGTAAACGAACGGGATTCAGAGATTCTTCAAGATCCTCTACAAGGTCGTCGACGTACAAACAACCTCCCGTTCCGACCTCAACAGCGCCGGTAAGCGTTCCTCCAATAGACCGAGCCGTAAAAGTAGGGAATCTTTTCTTTCTCGCAAGGTCTACCGTTTCGTTCTTTGCAGAATTGTCTACGATCTCTACATCCGGGAATACATCTCCCCAAAGATAGGTGGACTTATCCGACAAGATGTTCATGACCTCTCGGTAAAACCCGTCCGTTAACTTATCCGAGTGCCCCGACATGACATTCGCCACTTCAGGCCGTTTCCCCATGATCCATGTCATGAAGAAAATACAAAGGGTGGACTTTCCTACTCGCGGAGGCAGGGAGACGCCTAAAAAATCAAGCTTCCCATCGTTCAAATCCTGAAGGTCCTGCACAAGAGGCCTTAAAACTCGTCTTCTTGGGACATAGAACCTTCTCGTTTTTTCCCTATTCCACTCCAAATAAACGCAGTACGAATCGAAGTCATCCTTCGCCATCAGCAAATACGTCTTTTTGTTTATTTCGAAAAATTTAGAGATCGAAATTCCGTCTTCCAGTTCCTGAACCTTCCGCTCCGTCTCTTTCCTCAGCCATAGAACCTTCTCTATGGCGCTATCCCTATCCTCTCCGTAAAGGGAACGGACAATATCGAAATAATCTTGATATGCCGAAGCATCAGGGCGCTTCTCTATAAACTTCTCAATGTTCTTCAACGTCTCTTCGTAATTCATCCTTCTCCTCCAAAAAAGAAAGACTGACGGATTACCGTCAGCCCTGCTTTGCTGCTTACACCGAACCCTTTATCGGTGCGGCGTGTATTCTTTTTTATTTTTTCGGGAGTAGAGGGGCTAACCCGCCGGGAAGGCCAGGGGCTATTTCCCCCTCCGGTATGCGCACAGCATTTATGCGCCATCCATGTATAATATCCATCTTATGCGCGCATGCCGTGTATATTGTTTTGAAATATCATAGTTTTTTGGCAATATCAGAACTATTTTACAAAAACTAACGCTACAAAATAGATATTTGGTGGCGTTATCAATCCTCGACCGTAGAAGATGGTATCGCGTCCTTGTATTTATCCGCGATTGCATCCGGATCGGCATCATCACCAAGCGGATTATTAGGCGTAACCACCACGTCTTGTACATCTTTATAGCCGAACATATTTTTTCCGAGGAAAATGCCAGCAGCCGGATTGACTTTTCCGTTGAGCATCCAGTCATTCCATTGTTCCTCGATTAGAGCTATGGCTTTTTTAATCACTCCACAGTGCGTTTCCTTCCTATAATCGCCCCTGCGCCATCTCATCACAGTTTCATGGTCAACGCCAATCCAGTTCCCCATGCCGATAATACTTGGTTTCCGATCGTTTTGCGCGCAATGCATGAAGTATTCTTTGATTCGCTGCTCTACCTGTTTTGGATCGCTAATGTCGATCGGGGGGAGATCCCAAGAGGCGAGGGCAAACCGAAGGAACCGGCTATTATCGCCTGGCTCTGCGTGCTCATTCCCAAAGTCCGCCAAATCCGGCCTATTGCGCTTACGCTTTGTTTTAACTACATCTTGAGCCTGCTCACTCGTCAATTCCTGTGCCTTGCCCATCGTCTTCACCTCTCAAAATTGCGCTTTTGCGTTGCTGCATGCGTGCGAGCTAGCTCGCGGCGCTGCTGCTAGCAAAAGCATAACGTTATTTTTCGCAAAAGTCAAATTTTGTGGTACACTTTTGTGCCACTTGTTTTTTATAGAGCAAAAAAGAGCACCGACCACCGTTAATCGGTAGTCGGTGCCTTGCTCATGCTCTCGCGGATTGCATCCAAAATATACGCCTGTACGCTCTTCCCTGCCCGCTGGGCTGCGTCCCGGATTGCCGCGCCCTCCTCGATAGTAGGGCGGATCATGATATTATCCCGGCTGGAGTTCCAGCGAGCAGAGGCCCGCTTGTGCGCGTCGCTTACCGCCATGTTGTCGCCTCCTTTGTGTGTAAGTATATCACGGATCGCGTATAACCGTAAACGTGTAATATTGCACAAAATACCATGATTTATTTGTGCATATTTTTTCGCCCACACCTGTTGACTTTATAACCGTTAACGGTTATAATGAATACATAAACAAGAGGCGCTCCCCTCCCCTATCAGGGATGGGCAAAATGGAGGTATTACAATGGCTAAAATGTATTTTGTGGATACGAACGGCGGCTATCTTACAGTCGCAGTTGCTGAGCTACCCGGAATAAACATAACAGATTTTCGAGCCTGCTATATGCGGCAGGATGGCCGCGAAGGAAACTACCCCTGCAATAATCCTCGCTGGGATGATGCAGGAGTAGCAGAGCGCGAGGAAATCGCCACGGCATGGCTTAAGCAGCTTGCAGAGTGCAACGATTTCGAATCGCTCTATTCTGATTGCGATTGCTATAGCGGCTTCTGCGGTGTTTATACCATCGCTGCTTTTTGGAATGATATCGCTCTCGGCGACGATATCATCGCCGAAATCGATTTTTGATGATTCCGGGCTTCTGGGCGGTTGAGCCGATCAGCCGCACCACATAATCTTAAATCAGGAGGAACAAACAATGACAATCATTAAGAACGGCGAAGATTTCCGCATCATCGATCTTTTGAACCAGTACGACGATCTTTACTTTGAGGGCCTGAACGTTTCGGCCCATCCGTACTGCAACAGCCTTGTTATTATCGACTTGTCGGACGCTATGAAGCCCGGCAAGAGCTGCACGCGCTGGCTTTTCTCGGTCAGCCCGTGGAAGATGGACGCTGACCGCCTCTGCATGACGGAATATGTAGAAATGGCCGCGCCTGAGTGCGACACGCTGGCCGAGCTGGTGGCGTGGTTGAGAGCCGGTAAGCCTCTGCAAGAGGTGGACGGCCTGACTGTTAAAACAGGAGCACAGGCAAGCAACCGGACATTCTCCCCGTTTGCTCCTGTAAAGCCCGTTAAACTCGGCGAGCGCCTGAACGCCTCGACGATTGCAAAGGCCATCCGCGCCGGGCAGATCGTCGCAGGACGTACCGAGGGCCGCTACACTGACGACTATGCAGCCGATGCCGCCTATGATTTTTACCGGGGCGAAATTGACTTGCAGGCGTTTGCCCAAGACATCTATGAGCATCCCAGCGGCTGGCACTTTTGGTGGCACGACGAGAGCCGGAAAGAAATTACGGCGGCTTGCCACACGTTCGATTATAAGAGACTCGCGGTAGCGGTTTGACCGTCCCACGACGAATGGAGGAATTCTCATGTTAAAGAATATTCTTGGCAGCCTGCGCGATGATGTTCTATCCGGCAAAATCACGCTTCACGAGGCAGCCGAGGAATTGCACGAAAGCGGCTGGACAAACTTCATCGACGAGGACGCGGCCCGCCGCCTTCTGGGTCTTTAGGCGCCAACGCAAATTGGAGGGTTTAATAATGGATAACTTTTATAAAGAAACGCGCCGAAGAAGTCGCACAGTATTGGAATGACTGCTATAAAGCGAACGGAACATATTTCTTCGCCGAACCGAAGGAGGAAATAGCATGAAAAAGATTACCAACATCGGCGGACAGGTTCCGGGCCTGTTCGCCGACATGCTCGATCAGCCGCATGTGTTAATTGCCGGTGCTTCTGGCTCCGGTAAGTCCGTTCTTCTAAATGGGTTGATCTGCTCTATCCTGCGATACCATCCAAACGCCAAGCAGATGATCTTGATCGATCCCAAGCGGACAGAGCTTAACGAGTATGCGGATATGCCGCACACCCTCCAGCACGCGACGGAGCCGGGGGATATCGTTTCGGCTTTGGAATACGCGATGCAGATCACAGAGAACCGTTACAAGGCCATGCAGCGCCGCAGAGAGCGGCTTTATAACGGGGCAGACGTGTATGTTATAATCGACGAATTCGCCGACCTCATGACCACCAACAAGCGTCAAACCATGCCGACGGTGCAAAGGATTTGCCAGATTGGGCGAGCTGCGAAACTTCATGTCATCTTGGCCACTCAATGCCCATTGGCTAAGATCCTGCCAACTGAGATCAAAGTCAACTTTACAGCTATCTGCGGGCTGCATACCAGATCCCGACAGGATAGCCGCAACATTATTGGCTGTCCGGGCTGTGAGAATCTGCCGAGATTCGGTCGGTGCCTTTATCTCACGCCGGAAGGATTCACGCGGAACATTGTGCCATATACAAGCGATGCTGATATCTTGGCCTCTACCGAGTTTTACCGCAAGCAAGGCCGCCCTTTCTGGAGGCGAGCCGTATAAAACAAATCCCCGCCCGTTTGGGTGGGGATTTTGTTATAGCTTTACGCCTTTGATATGCTTATCGTAGTATGTAGCGGCTACCGCCATAGCCGCCCACATGTCCGCGGAGAACCCGAAAAAGAATCCCGGCTGTTTCTTTGTGCCCTTGCCAAAGTTCGTCTGTGCGGGCGCGTATCGATCAACTAGGGCCTGACGGATATTGCTATCCTTTGCGTTGGGAGAGCCGCAGATGTCGAGCTTTTCTTCCCGGCGAAAGATTTTTGCCATCGCCCGGAAGTCTTGATTTAGGGCAAGCTGCCAGAAACGCCCGATCCAAACACAGGTATCAAACACCTCTTGTCCTACTGGCATACCCATCCCGGCAATCATTTCGATTACAAAATCAAAATTCTCGCTTTCTGCGCCTTCTGCGATAATCTTCGTGATTTCATTGTTGTCAGCTTTCCCGGCTTTTCTAATCTTGGTTATGTCGTTCTGATCGTATTCTGCGATTACATAGCCGCTTTTGACGTTTCCGGGATCTATTGCCAGGATAACTCCGATCTCAATCTCCCCCTTTCGTCCTTCTGCGGCTTACTGTGGTTTTGTTTTCTGTGGTATTCATAAGGCCGCGATACTCAGGGCGAAAGGCACATTCTTCTAAAGTGCATCTTTCACAGTTTCCGAAAAATGGGCAGCGTACTTTCTGCGCCCTTCGGAGCGTCCGAGCCGCAGTAGATCGGTTGATTCCGTACTTTCTGGCGATTTCTCCGGTCGTCATGCCGGAATTATAGAGCTTTAGAAATTCCGCTTGCCTTTCTGTCACCTAATCACCTCCATCTTGCTTGCCGGACATAAGAATCATCGATTCAACCATCTTCCCGGTCAGGTTCGCGGCAACATCCACCGAAATATCATTCGCCAAAAGCGTATTGAAAAAACTTGCGACGCTTTCTGCGAGTGCATTCATCGAATCCACCATTTTACAGTTTTCTATCATCCTTTTCATCCTCCTCCAAGCATTCCTCGCACGGCAGCGGCCCGTTCTCATTCGAATCCAGAAACCGTTCATAGAGATCGCACCACCACGCGATGCAGGATTCACAGCTATTACAGTTCTTCATCACTGTCACCTTCCAAGATTCCTTTGATTACATCCGCGTTGGCCTTGATAATGTCCATTACAACGTCACTCAAGATATTCGCCGCAAACACAGCTTTGTCTTGCCCTGTTGCGTTGTAATACCCCGTCTTCGTTGTCCCATCTTCTGCGGTAGCAACAATGCAAATTGAAGAGGGCTTGAATTCCAACACAGTTTTCAGAGATTCTTCCAGCCACGCGGAATATTCCTGCTTTGTAATGTCTTCCATTATCGCCCCGTGCTCCCGAACCCGCCGGTTCCTCGCTCGGTGTCTTCCAACGAATCCACCACTTCCAGCTCCGGCAGCAGGCAGGGCAGGATCACAAGCTGAGAGATTTTATCGCCCTTCCGCACTCTGTATGTCTTGTCCGAATGGTTGTAGAGCTTGACCATGATGCTCCCTGTGTAACCAACGTCGATCACACCCTCGCTGGTAATCCCATACTTGACGTTCAATCCGCTCTTGCTCTTGAGAAAACCGACCGTGTTTTTTGGAAGCTGGATATGTACCCCTGTATCAAACAATTCGCTGTTTCTTGGGTAGATATAAACATCATCATACGCCGAATAGAGGTCAAGACCAGCGTCGAACTCATGCGCCCGTGTCGGCATGATCGCCCACGGTTCCAAAACAATTTTCATAGCAGTTTTTCAATTCCTTTCTGACCGCATAGAGCTTGATTTCCAGCTCCGTGATTTTCTCCTTGATCTCCTTGTATTCCTTCTCGTCGACCTCCGCAACAGAGATCACCTTGTGGCATTTCCGACATTCGTACCGTCTCCGTTGCAGTATGCCGTTCTTTTTGTAAGGCCGGACTTCCAGCGAGTAAAACTTTCCGCCACAGCTGCATATCATCTGTCCCACCAGTCCTTTATCAGCTCATTTCGCTCAAAGAACGGCTGGAAGTACCCGCCGCAGACCTTTTGCAGCACATAGTCGATTCTCGCAATCGCTTCGTCGGATTCCGGCCTGCACTGCCATGCGACGCCGTACTCGGATTCCAGCTGCGTCAAGGTCTCCATCAGCTTCTTCGCCTTTTCCGGCGTGCGGATAAAGCCGCACTCATAGGCCGCCACCAGAAGAAGGTCACACGCCTTCTGCGTCCCGGCGTCCACACCGGCATCAAAGTACTGTTGGTTACTGCTTCTGATCCGCTTTGCCAGCTTTTCCATTCCGCGCCTCCTTCTCGCTTGCTATTTTTACCGCTCCAAAAAGCATGATGTACGCATTGATCTGCTCGTCCGTCTCCGGTCGGAGCTGCGGAGCCATCAGCTTCCATGCCTCCATGTACGTCATGCCTGTCCCTCCTTGCACGGCTCCATTTCCGGGCACTCGTCCATAAACGCGCACGGCGGAGCCATCAGGCCGCGAAATTCCGGGCAATGATCGAGCACAAGCGTCCGCATCCTCTTGATAATCTCCTGTGTTGCCGGGTCTGCCTTGCGGCACAGGCGCTTGCTGGCGACCGTCAACAGTTCTTCCGCGTTCATGTACCAGATCATATCCACCGGCGCGTCCTGCCGCGCTGCGTTCCTGTCATAGTCGCTCTGACGGTCGTTGCGCTGGCTTTTGATGAACGGGACGGAATGGACGTGCCGCGCAAGATGTGTGCTGACGTAATACGGCACATTGTGGAGATAAAACGCAAAGTTCAGCGTCCGGATCGGACTGTGCTTCGCCCGGAGCATCTTGTGCTTCCATTCCATGTCCGGCGCTTTTCCCGAGTGCTTCCCAATCGTGACCAGCGCGCAGCTCTTGGCAAACACCCAATCTTCTTCCCCCGGCCACTTCAAAAGTGTGATTTCAGTGTTCATCGTTGTCCTTTCTCTCCCCAATGCTTGATTTCCCGGTCGCGTGGTATCTTCCGATATTTTCATTTCCTCAATTTCTTGCTTAATTTTCTCCCATTCTTTAGCATACCACTTGTCACTCCGTGCTCGCCGTTCTTCCGGCGTTTCCGAGAAAAGGTCTACACTTTCTGGAATGTCAAGGAGTTTCTTCGCGAATTCCTCCGCCGCAGCCTCCGGCGTTTCCGCGTCTGACTGAAGAAACGCTATCAGCAGCAGCGTATCGAAAACAAGGCCCCAGTCAGCGGCGCTTTCATTCACCTTCATTTCCTCCATCCATCTTCGCCCCGCATTTGCCGCAGTAATTGTGCCAGCGGGAGCAGAGAACAGCGCCGCACACCGGACAATGGTCATATGGAACTTTCGCATATACCATATTTTTGATATAAACGTTAGAACCGTCCGATGCAAATACCCCGCGCGCTTCGTGGTATTCGGTAATTGTCACCTCACGAATTTTTGTTATAGGCTTCCCACGCACCACCGGCGCAACGTCGGCGGCTGGCGCACGAATTATATCAGTCTTAATTCTGTTGAGCATTTCATTTTGCGCAGGGCTTCTGTTCGCGCCTCTTTGCCTTTGCACGGCGCGCAGCGCATCCTCGCGCCGGATATATTCGTCAGCCATCCTTCTTGTCCTCCTCGATCGGTTTTAGCCATTCACGAATGCGCATCCCGCATGAACAGCAAAGCTCGACGTCTCCCGTGTTTTCGCGATATGCGCCCCTTACGTTTACATACGTTGCCGAACTTGTAGGGCTTATTTCGGCTCCGCATCGGTCGCAGATTCTTTTTACCATCATTTGCCCTCCATTTCCGCCAGCGCCTTTTCAGCTTCTTCGCGCGTCAGGAATACGGTTTTGTCGAGGCAGGTATCGACGCGAAACGCTCCGTGGGACTTCTTGCTTTTCAAGCAGAGGAAGACGCCCTTCCGGTTTACCTGAATACGATTGATGCGGCAATCTGTGATAATGCCGTTATGCACCCAGTAGGCTGCGTGCCCAACCTCGCATGGCAGGACGATCACTTGCCCCTCCTGATCGGCCACGGCCAGCTCCCGCAGGCGCATCAGCGTCATTCCGTCGCCAAGTCTCAAAATTGCGTGCAGATTTGCCGCATCCTCCGGGGATAGTCCGCTGTCCTCATAGGCTTTCAGCTGCTCGCGCAGTTCCGCATACGACCATGCAGCAGTATAGAGCAGCGCAATCAAACCACTTGGTTCTTCGTACCCATCAAACAAATACTCAGCCATTGCAAAACTGATTTCTTCTGCCGATTCTGGCAAAAGCATATCCGGGCAAAGCGTCCTTGCGGCCTTGCGTATAAAATCAGTCACCGAAATATCTGCATAGTCCGGGGCATCTCCGCCTCCTCGAATGAAGGCATCACCGTCGCGGACGTAAAATAGATTCAGTGAGGCTTCAATGTTGTCAGTTGGGTTATCAGTTGTCAGTCGTTCCATCCTCAGTCCTCCTTTGGTGTCATCGGAATCACCCACGACGGAATGAGCGCCCGATACTGTTCCACCTTCGCTTTCAGCGCTTCAATCTCCTTCTTGTCGTGCTCGATCTGTGTCGCAGCCCGCAGCAGCAGGGGTCCCAGACAGCGCCACTCAAATTCGCCATGTTCTCCATGACACGGATGACAGCATGCGTCGCAGCCTCCTCCATTCCCGCAATACAATAGCACCTTGACCAGTTCTTCCGGTTTCAAATTCATAGCAAATCCTCCCGAAATTCTTCTAATACTTCCTGTCCCGGAAGCACATCATTTTCCATCCACCAGTTAAATATATCCAATCCATTATCGCCCCATCGCATCCCGCCGTCCATCTTGCCACGGCGTCGGCGTTCCTCCAGCATCCGATCAAATGCCCGGATATACGCCAGCTTGATCTTTAGGTATCTCTCAAATTCCATCTTCCGGTGCTTTCCAGCCATCGGGCAGCCGATACACCGCAGCGTCTTGACCAGTTCTTCCGGTTTCAAATTCATAGCAAATCCTCCCGAAATTCTTCTAATACTTCCTGTCCCGGCAATACGCCGTTTTCCATCCACCAGTTGAAAACATCCAAACCGTTTTCCATGCCGTATGTTTGCAAACATCGTATTTTACGTTCAATCAACATACGGTCAAACGCCCGGATATACGCCAGCCTGATCTTCGGGTACATCGCAAACTCCATCTTTCGGCATTTCCCAGCCATTGGGCAGCCGATGCACCCAATTCGGATGAACCCGAGCCTATAAAGCGGATTCATGCAGATCTTCTCAGTCTCCGCGTAGTCCCACACCTCCCTGTTGCCCCATCCAATAATCGGATTTACGACACGTTTGCCTTTCATCCTGCAATTTTCAAACTGCATCCGTGTTTCATCGTTGTCGTTCATCAGGGTCAGCCGTTTCCTAACGTCTTTGTTCTGTACTTCGATCAAACCGCGTGATTTTCGCTTTTGAGATTCTGCCCACCGAACGCCGGTGGCGATAAACCGACCTTTCCCGCCGCCCTCTTTGAGAATCGCGCAGCAGTAGCGGACAAGACGTGTCGGCGGCATGAGCTTCTGGGGGATCAGATTCCACATGGTAACGCGCTTCCCGTCCGGCTGGACGTGCGCGTCGATAGCGCACTTTACGCCCTTTTCTTCCAGTCGACGGAAGGTGTCCCACACATGGTAGACCGTTTCCGGCGCATCTGCCGTGGTCAAGGAATGCAAAGCCTCGAACGGAATACCGCTGTTGATCGCCAGCCGGAGCAGCACGTCGCTGTCCTTTCCACCCGAGTATGTAATCACAAGCGGCTGCTTGTAGAGCTTCAAGCTCTGCGCCGACGCAAACCGCAGCGCCTCAAACGCGCTCTGTTCCAAGTCCATTACAGCAACCCCGCTTTCCGTAATCTCTCCACGCTCTTACACCGCTTCTTCGCGTCCGCAGTGTAGGCGTCGCGGCTCCGTTCAACTTCCCTCGCCCGATATTCCGCCTGTTTTGCTTCCTCGTAGGCCAGATACGGCGCACACTTTGTGTGACATCCCACTGTCCGAGACGGACAGTTCCTCTCACACGGCGGCTTCACGGAAATTCCTCCACATATCCCCAGCTTTGAAATGGCCGCGTGATCGCCACATGCTCCATGCCGAACTTCGTCTTGCGCAGCCCTGTAAACTCTCCCAGCTCCTTCGGCTCATCGTAGATCTTCAGGCTGGAAATGTGCCAGCCGTAACCAACGGCAACGCCTAGATACTTGTGCAGCTCTGCGGGTTCCAAGCAAGTCGGCCGCGCAACGTCCGACTGGATTCTTCTTGCACCATCAATTTCGACGATCTCTTCGCACAAAAATTCACCGATGACCTTCTGACGCTTGCCCCACATATCGCAAACTGAGCCTTCGTCCGTTTTGATGAAAACCGGCTTGCCGTGATAAATCTCGCCGTAATTCTCGTCGCCATCTTTCAGGATACAGATGAGCCGTTCTTCTGCCTTTGTGCAGTAGATGTAGCACTTGAAAGGCGTTTCCATCTTCGGCCGCGTCTTGCGAACCTCGATGGTCTTTTCTCCGGACACGATCTTCCCGCACCATTTCGGACGGATGCTAATTAAAACTGCTTTACTCATCCGAGATCACCACCCTCATGTAATTTTCATCGTGGAAAAAGCTGTGCTTTTCCCGGTAATGCCGCCGGTCATCGTTCCGGAGCAGCCAACCCTTCAAGGCATCCACGGTCATCTTCTCGATCGCCGCATGGTTGTCGATGTCCATGCGGGTATTGTGCCAAAAGGAAATGGACACCGGCTTTTCAAACAGCCGAACCGGAATATTTTGTTGCATCAGGCACAGCCGCACAAGCGCCTCAAGGTCTCTGGCATCCGCTGCCCGGACGCAAGGTTTCTTTCCGGCCCAATAGGCGTTGAATCCATAGCGCTTCGTCCACGCGCTCTTGCGGGCAGGATAGGGCACAGTGAACTCAATCGTCATGTTCCGGCTCCTTCGGCACCCACAGGTGGCAGTTATAACGGGACAGTTCTCCCGGCTTCGGCTTCACCCGGCACTTCTTGCCGCAGGTGCCACAGCATTTCTCTGAGATCACAGCAAGAGTTTCAACCGCATCCTCCAGCAACAGCTGCTTTTCGTCAACCGCTTGACGTGCCGCGTCGCGCTCCTTCTTGACATCATCCAGCACATGGTTTAGCCGGAGGATTTCGCGGGCCTGTTCGTCGGCATGGATTTGAAGCTCATAGAGTTTCGAGGGGTTTTCGCAGTGCTTACAGGCAATTTCCCGCGCCAGTTTTTCGAGAAGCATTTTCCGTTCCTTTCCCGCTGCATCTGCGCAGCGTTCCGCGCGGCTAAATAGCCGCAGTTCGTTGTTCTCATTCCGAAGCAAGCCTCATCGGAAGCACCATTTTGATATCAGCGTGATTCGTCCGGATCACCATCGGAGACGTTGGCGTCCAGAATTCCATCACGATCGGGGTGCGGAACGTTTTCCCGGCGCTGATTTTTGCGGCTTGCAGCGCGTCCAGCAGGTAGTTTCCGTTGAATCCGATCCGGAAGTGTGCGTCCCCTTTTGGCGTCACGTTCTTCCACTCGAACGGTTCTATATTCCTAGGCTGCTCAAACCCGAACAGCGCACCGTTGCACCGAATCTGCACTTCGTCCCCGACCAGCTCAATCGTCGCATACTGCTTCCCCGGCAGGCGAATGCCGCCGCGGAGATAGACCGTGAAGCTCTCGTCACACGTTCCGATCACGGAATGTTCAACGCTCAAACGGTATCCATCACAAGCGTATGCCTCCACCCGCAGCGCCACGGCGTCAAAGTCAAGGCGTATGTAGCCAAACTGCGCTGGGTCTCCGCTTCTGCAAAAACTTTTCGTCGCATCCATGATGCGGTTGAAGTCATTTCCCAAAATCGTTGCTTTCATATTTCCTCCTATTCTTCAATCATCAGCCCCGAAGATTGAGGCTTGTCCATTGCCAGCTGATCCGCAAACCCGGAAATGAACTGTCTTACGTTGCTCGGCAGCGCGGCATATTCTTTGTCGGATTGCTGGCGCACGTTGTAACTCCGCTGGAAATTTGACGCGATAACCGACGATACCGTATCGGCCTCCATCAGCGCCCATTCTCGGATCTGTTGCGGCGAACCGACCAGCCGTTGAATATTCTTAGGCAGCTTCTGAAATTCCTCCTGAGAGCCGTACACGCCGTTTCGGATCGCCTTTGCGACGAGGTTCCACGCCTCCTGTGCCGTCATTTCGTTTGGCGTTCTCATCTTGACGAGCTGCGCCTTGATCTCGCCGATGTTTGGCGGGAAGGTGTTTGTCCGAGAGGCAAGCATCGCCTTCACGGCGATTGCTACATCTCGCACAGGCTCATCCGCGAACATTTCCGTCCAGAGATCGATGATCCGCACAAGGTCAGCATCAGGCAATCCCCGGTAAAACTGCGGGTATGCCCCTTGCAGCACCGCAAGGATCTGTTTTGTTTCGTTTCGATTCATCACAAGTCCTCCCGCAAAAACGGATTTCCAGCGTTCCCATTCTGCCTCTGTCCCCGGAAGCCGCCGCCCTTATCCTGTTCTCTGGATAACCAAGAGGAGATAAAGGCCATGATCCCGCGCCGCGTTTTTCTTTTCGTGGGGTTGGCATCACACCAACCCGCCATCTTCCGAAGTTCCTGCATTACATCCACGGCAGGGTAAAGTTCCGTCCACTTGATGAGGTTTTCATTCGCGACCTCAAAGTACGATTTGTCATTCAGGATAATGGAGATCACGGGCGGCGTGGAGGCGGTTTCCGGCTCCGCGCCATCCTCTACTCTACTCTCCTTTACTTTACTTTTCTTTACTCTACTTTCCTCTACTTTACTTTGTTTCTGGATGTCAGCATTTTCAGAAAAAATGTTTACATTTCTTGCTTGAATGTCAGCATTGATGCAAATTTGGGCGACATTAACCAGAAGGATGTTGTAATCGACTTCGAGAACCTTACGGCGGCTGACTGCCTCAAAGTACCGTTTTTGTATGCCTCTTGAGGTCAATACATGGTACTTATCATAGATCTCTTTGTCGAACATCCCTCGTCTGATAGCGGCCTCTACTATTTCGGAAACGACGCTCCCACCCGTCCCGACTTTGCGGGAGAACAAAAGCGCAACCTCCTCTGTCCATTCAATGTAATAACCCGCCTTGCCGTAGATCTCTTGCAGCAAGTGAACGATTACACCAAATCCTGTCAAGCCATATTCTGCCTCTATCAGTTCAAACTTCGCATCAAGGTTGACATCAAGCGGAAAGAAATCAATTCCGCTTTTCGCCATACCTCATCCCCCTAGAACGGAAGATCCGGGTCATCTCCTGTGATCTCGCTGAATCCGCCCTGCGGTTCGGATGTCTCCGCCCTGTCCTTCTTGCCCTCGCCAAAGTAGACGTGATCGGCAAGGATCTCCGCTGAGCGGCGTTTATTGCCCTCCTTATCTTCCCAGTTGCGGATCTGCAACCGACCGGACACAACGGCCATCTGGCCTTTTGAGAAGTATTTATCGACGAACTCCGCTGTGTATCGCCACGCGACAATATCGATGAAGTCAGTCTCTCTCGTCTCGCCCTGCGGCGCGAAGTCGCGCTCACAGGCCAGCGTGAAGGACGCAACGGGCGTTCCGCTCTGCGTCTTTCTCAGTTCTGGGGCACGCGTTAGCCTGCCCATAATAACAATGTGGTTCAGCATGGCAGCCTCCTTACAGCATGACTGTTACGCGCCCAGCTTCGATCTCGTCGGCAAGATGTTCCTCGAGGTATTCCTTGATCGTCTTCCGCGCTTCCAGCTTCCACATACCGCCGTCTGCCTCAACAAACGAAATACCTCTTTCGTCAATGCGGATAAGGAACAGTCCAAGCGGCTGCTCAATTTCTTGGAAGGTTCTGTAGGGGCGAAGTCTTACCAGCGGACGAATTGTCGCGTTGGCCTGTAAGCTCACACCCTTCTGCGTGACAATCGTCGTAGCGACGCCGATATCGTTATATGTGATCTTTGCGCCGGTCGTGATCTGGGAGAGCAGCTGAAGCGTATACGCACGGTCTTCCGAGTCCTGAAATCTGGTTTGTAGCGCGACTGCCGCCCGTTCAAACGTGAGCTTCGTTTCTGCGTCCCAACCGGGAACGTCCGTAGCCTCCACAACATACGGAACCAAGCGAATCATGCGAAGCGTCGAATCCGGGCTCCTGAACGCTTCGACGCGAAGGTGTGACGGGATTTTGATAAACAGTTGTCCGTCTTCTGCATTGACCGTGCCTTCCCGAAGAATCATTTTGCAGAGCGCATCAAGGCTGTTCAGTTGGATAGTATCTGCGCTGAAAAGGTCTTCGTGAATTTCTCTGTAAGAACCGTCCGGCGTAAGAGAATACGTGTGATCTCCAACAGCCCAAATGGTAGGTCTGGTCATTGCTTCGATTTTTTCAATAGCTTCCTTAATCATTTCTTTTTCCTCCTTACGCATTTCTAACCAAATTCAAGACGGGTGCCACTTCCTGTTCTTCGCCCATCATATCCAGCTGGCCGGGCACGTTCGGTACCATTTCCACCGCCGTTACCTCGCCCAATTCATTTCCGGTGATATAAAGTGATGTCGCAACCGGATTTGTCGGGCAAAGAGCACTTTTCACGCCGCAGGCAACCGATACGGTCTGCCGGTTGGAGTCTGGGCGGAATTCAATGGTAAGCTGCACTTTCCGCTTTGCGGTAGCCTCTGTGTTCGGGTCAAGGATGTTGTCCACGACCTTTGTCATTTCGTAGTCGATTCTCTCCATAATCGCTCCACGCGCCATTTGGAGAATGCTTGTCCTTGTGTCTTCCATCATCTACATTCCTTTCTTGTAAATCAATTTTGTTTCATCCCATCCGGGATATTTGCTTCTCAGATAATTCGCCAGCGCTTCTTTGAGCGCCGCACGGTCAGCGGACTGGTCAAACCGTTGGTGACAAGGGCCGCACAGCGTAATGACGTTCTCAACGATTCCAAGGCCACCCTGCGCCCGAGAAATGTAATGGCACCACGGATTGCCTCGTTTTCCGCAGAGGATGCAGCGCCCGCCGTCTCGCTCCCACACGGCCTGTTTGGTCGCTGCCGGGATGCTAGTGGCCCTCGTCTGCCTGTGCAGCTCTCTCACCCCATTCCAGATTCATCCGCGCCAGCTCGGCTGGCGTCAGTGTTTCAATCCCAACCTGTTTACAGTCCGCAATGATGAGGTCGAGCATAATGCCCATCTGGTGCTGGTCAAAGGTGGACGAGCCATAGTAGAGGATGACATTTGTGCAACCAGGCAGCTTCGAGGCCGTGACGTCGCTGCACCATCCAAGACCGTTGTGCTCCCATCCGGTGCGGAGTTTGTCTACCGCGCCGTCCTGCACACAGATTGTCTCGCTGTTGTTTGGGATGTCCGGGATATAATGGCGGTAGATGTCCCGAACGCCCATGCTGAGCTTGTCCGCCAGCTTATTCATCAAAACCCAAGCGTAGGCATTGGCGTCCAAGCTCCGCTTCTTCCGAAACTCCTTGATCTCGGCAACGTACTTTTTGCCCGGTGTCATGTGCTCCAAGAACATCTGCGCTTTATACGGCACATCCGCTTTGATCCGCAGCCACGTCCCGGCGGCGTCCATCGTCCAGTCCGCCGCAGAAAACGTCAGTTCTGTCATGCCTGTACCGCCTTCATGTAGCAGTCCCAGCACATGCACTGTCCCTTCTTCTTTGTGGTCTGCTCCGCAATCGCTCGAGCGGAATAGTTCTTGCCGTCAAAGGAAACTGGAACAACATCGTTTCCGCATACAGAGCATTTGAAGGGTTTCGCTGTCTGCTTTGTCTCCTGTGGAGCTGCGCCGTGTCCGAAGGTGTAGACCGTCTTGCCCTTGAGCGCCAGCGTCAAGGTCTTGATCCGCTCGGCGCCGTCATAGCTGATCTCCGTCACGTCGAACTGGTCGTAGCACTGCCAGCGACCGGTTTTGTCATTCTTCTTCAGCCGTTCGCATTTCGCAGCGTCGATCCAGATAAACGGCGCGGAATAAAGCTCCCGGCCAATGCCATGTTTGAATCCAGCGCGCTTGAACGCATCCGACGCGCGGCCCTTCTCAGCCTCCGTGTTGCTCTCCGTCCCAGCGTCCCATTTCCAGATCAGCTTCCCATTTCCAACGTAGTCAATGCCGATCCCGCCGTACAGAACGCCGTCCACCAACTTAAAGTCGTTCTCCCAGTTCTGCGCGCCGACCGTCTCATCCAGAATGTCAGCGTCCGTCCTGGCGGTTTTATAAAGCAGGATGGACGCGCCTTTCTCATTGCACTGGGCAACGCGGCACTCGATCTCATCCGGCCTCAGTGTCCGAAACTGTTTCATTCAAATCCTCCAATTCGTGAATTTCTCTTGTTATTGTTCTGAACTGCCATATCAACGAATCGGCAGTTGCTCGGCTCATAATTTCCGTTTACGTCGATTCTGTCTATCGTGCATTTGCCGCGTTCGACATTCGGATCATATCCATGTGAATATGCCCATCGCATAAAATTGTCGTATTCCAGCCATTCATCGCAGACGGTTATGCCTCTTCCTCCGTAATACTTATAGGATTTGGAAGATGGGAGCAAGCACCGCTGCTTCATCGCCCTCCAAACAGGATATAACCTGTTAACCGACCGCTTTCCTTTGTGACCATGCGTCCGCATCGCATCACCCGCACGGGAAATTTGGAGACATCCACACGACTGCGTATGACCATTCCGTAGATTGCTGACAGAAACAAATGTTGTGTTACCACAGTCGCATTTGCACTTCCATATCGCTCTACTGCCCAACCGATGGTCGATTTCGACAGCCACAAGGCAGCCAAACCGTTGACCAGATAGGTCAATGTACTGTCCCTTACGCATTTTCAACCGCCTTTCTCGATAGTTCCTTTTCATCTGCCCAATCCGAATAATCGTCAACAGGAATAAGTGGGCAGATATGTCCCTGCGTCCGCGTATCGCTTAAATACTCACCGGTCAAGCGGCACTGTTTTCTCTGATATACTTCCATGCACGGACACGCCTCACAGCGAATTGAGCCGTCCCAAAACGCGATTTTGGCAATCGCAAGCTCATACTTTGTACATCCGTTTACCGTCGGCATAACATTACCTCATTCGATAACCCTTTTTTCATAGCCAAGCTGCTCCAAAATGTACCGCGTCCCCAGCTGCTGCACCAGCAGCGTCATGGCCGCGTTTCCCGAATCGTAATTGTCATCGCCGGGGTCGCACATCATGCCCTCGTCGCCGCAGTACACGGTGTCGCCCTTATAGACCTCGTCGCCGAAGATGTCATAGCAGCACGGCGCAACGTTTTGCGGGTCTTTCGAGTAATCAATTTCCGCGAACACGTTTGTCCTCCAATCTGTATTTCGCAAACCTCACTGTCTCGCCGAATCGGTTTTTCTTCTGCACGATCTCGCTCGTGATGGGCCAGCCCTCCGCCTTGAGATCCGCTACCCGCGCCGCCAGCCGGAAGCATCCGTACTGGTCAAGCGCTTCAACGGGCGTAATGGAGCCGATGGTCTGAAGATGAAACAGAATCTTATCGCACTGCGTCACTTGACATCCCTCCATCCAGCTGTTAAAATGTTACCAAAGACATATTCCCGATGGCTGATCGGTTTGTCTTGCTCTGGCTGCTCGCGTCTGTCCACGCGGGCAGCCTTTTTCTTTGCCCCTGAACGGCGGATGTTGTCCCAGCTGCACAGCCATTCCCGCTGCCAGCTGGACTTACAAATGCGCTCCTGGCAGATCTCTTCGCGTGGGCATCCCTCGCATAGCTTCACAAACATTTGTCATCCTCCGCATCCCAGTAGTTCCGCTGTATCTCTGCGGCTTCCACCAGCGCTTTCCACGCCGCCTTGAGCCGGGAGACGAGATAACAGATCCAGCCCATCATGCCGCCCCGTACCCTACGAGCACAGCGGAGGTCGTCGCCATCACTGCCGCGTCCAGCGGCAATCCCCAAACGAGCCAGTAGAATAATGCGGTCATCAAAAACAGGCCTCCGAACCACAGCGCCGCCCGCTTCAACATCCGCCGCAATGCGGCGTACCATTCTCTCTTTGAGATCATCTTCATTCATCCTCCGGCAAATTCTCAAACATTCGTTCATGAAATATTTACAATTTGTAATATTTCCTTTTTACTCATAACGTGGTATAATTTGCATAAATTGAGTAGAAAGGAGGTTTGCACATGGCATCTAAAAACCCGAAGCAGACAAGCCGCGCGGTCGCCAGCAAGGCGTCCAAAATCTTGACCGACAACCGTTATAGCAATACTGCCAGAAGTGTTGCTGGCAGTGCTTTAGCACAAGCCAAACCCAAGAAAAAATAAATATTGTTCTTCCGACTGAGCAGGGTGTTGCAGCATCCTGCTCAATTACTTTTTGATATACTCGATTGGAACACCGTAAAGCTCACAGAGCTGATTTAGTTTGTTGACTTTCGGAAAGGTCAGGCCTTTTTCCCAGCTATACAGCGTCTTCTGTGAAATGCCGGTCTGCTGGTAAACCTGCTCCCGCGTCAACCCCGCGTTCACCCGCGCGGCCTTTAATGTGATCTCGATTGCTTATCCCTCCTTTACCACGGGTAGCTGATCGCCGCCCGCATTTCCTCGACCGGAATACTCAGTTTCCGCATCAGGCGCAGCGTTTGCGGGAAATAGCTCGTCGGACTTTTGAGCAGGTCATAGAGCGTCGATCTCGCCATCCCCGCATACTCCGCCGCCTTTTCGATGCTGATCTCCTGTGCAGCCATCTCACCCCGGATCATCACCGTCAAGCGGTAATCCGTGTCCCGCTTGACTGCCAGTTTCGGCATTTTTTATTCCTCCTTCATCAGTTCTTCCACGGTTACGCCGTAGAGCTTTGCGAGCTTTTTATGGAACACCCAATAGGGTTTCGACTTTCCTGTGTCCCACATGCTGACCGTGCTCTGGTCTACGCCGATCTTTTTTGCAACCTCGGCTTGCGTAAGACCAGCCGCAAGCCGCAGTTCCTTGAATTTCAAGCATTTTCACCCTCTTCTTATTTCCTCATAATTATGAGGTTTCATATTGACAGCCTCAAAGAGCAGTGATACAATGAATTTGTCAGGAATCATTGAAAATCGCCGCTCTTTGAGGGGCTGGTTTGTTGTACCCTCTGATTGGTACATCCATATGATACCTCATAAATTCTAATAATGCAATATAAAAATTAGAGTTTTCTAGTTTTTGTAGAATTGCACAATTCCTGTGGTGATGGTATGGATATTATGCTAGACCGGATGCTTTCTCTCATCCCTAAAAAAGAGAATGGCAAATATGTTCACGGAGCGAAAAAGGAATTTTGTGAAGCCATTGGTGCACCGACGAACATTGTTTCTGAGTGGGAAGCTGGGAAGACAAAGTCATATCGGAATTACCTGTATGTCGTTTCAGCTAAATACAATGTTTCCGTTGAATGGCTTAAAGGCGAAACGGACGAAAAGGGTATAAAAAAAGAAACCATCACCGAAAGTGATGGTTTCACGGCCAAGCAGGCCAAAGGCATTGAACTTATAAAGTCTTTATCTGAGGACGAATTAGATCGTGCTATGGCTGCGTTGGAAGCGTTCTTCAAAAAATAATGAAGAAGAAAGATGTTATTGCACTCTCCATTATTACAGCTGTATTTGTATTCGGCGGGGTTGGCGGTTTTGTATGGCAAATAGTAAAATTTAGACTTGACCCTCCTGATTTTGGAGGATTCAATATTAAACTCTTTTTACTATTTGTTGTGATGATGGCATCTGGCGGAAAGCTAATTAAAGCCGTGCCAGACATTGGCCCATCAGAAATCAATAATATGACTGGTGTGCAGTTTGAAAACTATGTGGCCGATCTTCTTCGCAAAAAAGGCCATTCCGTGCAGCTAACGCCAAAAACAGGCGACTACGGTGTTGACCTTATCATGGACGGACATGTAGCCATTCAGTGCAAGCGCTATGGAAAGAGTGTCGGCGTAAAGGCCATTCAAGAGGTCTATTCTGGGATGCAGCATTACGGATGTAGCTCAGCCATTGTGGCTACAAGCTCAGTTTTTACCGCAAATGCAAAGACGTTAGCCAACGAGCTTGGTGTCATCCTCTGGGATGGCTCCACAATTTGCAGAGACATTTGAGCGTGTAAACTGCTCGATAAACTCGTCCAGTTCACTTTCTGATAGCATGAGTAAGAGACTGATAGCTTTTTGTTCACGTTCTTCTCGACTTTTCATTTCAATTCCTTTCCTCTCTCCGGTTCGTGTGTTTTCTGCTCTCAATATTAAAACTTTTGTTCTATATAGTCAACTTGCATTTTGCACAAGATTGGAGTTCTAAATTCTATATGCATAATCTCGAAATGTCCGATAGAACGGACATGGATTATGATAGATAAAGAGAAAAAAGTGGGAAAATGATATGAGCAGGCCAGTGTATGAAGTAACCTGTCCGATGTGCGGAGAGGTATTCGACGAGCGGTTGCGAAAATGTCCAAACTGCCGCGCGAAGAACCGGAAAGACGTGTGCCGCACTTGCGGAAACGAAATCAGCAAGCAGGCTAGGAAATGCCCTTCCTGTGGCGCGCGTCACATACAAAAGATTTCAGATGGTGGCATCATTGCTATCCTTGTAACACTGCTTCTTGTGACGATCATTCAAGAGCGTATCATGGATATGCCAAATAGTGAGGCGAAGGCGCAAGATGCAGCAAGTAACCTTGAGAGTCCTTCAGTTTCGACTACGTCGCCAGAGATTCAAAACGAAGCGAGCAACGATGCACTTTCTAGAGAAGACTATATCTCGAAATGCGTCACAGTTTCGTATGACGATGTAGCGCGAAACCCGGATAGTTATGACGGTGAAAAGGTGATGTTTTCAGGCACCGTTATTCAGGTTTCAGAGGATGCGCTTGACTTATTCAGCACCAATTCAGTTGACTTCCGCGTTGAAACCTCTGATGGCATCTGGTATGTATCTTACAATCGGCCAGAAGGGGAGAGCCGCATCCTTGAGGGCGACTATATCACCTGCTATGGGGAGTGTGACGGCGTTACAACATATATCTCTGTGCTTGGCGGAAATGTCACCGTCCCGAAGCTCATTATGAAGTACCACGATTAACGTCTCAGGTGGGCATAACGCCTTGACAGGTCAAGTCGTCAACCATAGTCCTATGGGTGAGATCACCCCGCCGTCGAATCTCCCCGGCGGCGGGGCTTCGGCTTACCGCAAGCGAGTGGGAGCTTGCTTGCACATTCAGCGTACTCTTCAGGAGGCGATTTGTCGAGAAAGTATTCTTTGTTTTAAGAGGAAGAATCATGTACTTTTTGGAAAGGAATCTGGTTTATGTCACAAGAATTATACGAAAAATGTCGAGAAATCAAAGAAACATCGAATCCAAGAATTACAAATCAAGACCTTGCCGACGCAACCGGAAAATCAGAGCGAACCGTTGCGCAATTCCTCCGTGGAGAGATCCCGAACGCCTCCTGTGAAACTGTCGCCTTGATCTGCAAAGAGTTTGGCGTATCAGTAGATGAACACTACGGAATCACAATGCCAGAGCCAAACCCGGACGAACAACTCGCAAAGGAAAACCGAATGCTGGAATCCGAGAACCATGCATTGAAAGTTCAGAATGTCGAACTCATCGGCGAAGTTGAAAACTTGAAGTTGGAAGTCTCCCACCAAAAAGAAAAGGCAGACTTTCTCCGTGCGCAGCTCAAAACGCGCCGCCCCGTGATCTATACCCTGATGTGCTCCTGTGCCGTCATGGCATTTACATTGCTGATCTACCTCGTTCTGGACTTCCGCGTCTCAGACGTCGGTTTTATCATAAATGGGAAACTGCAACCTGCGGCATGTGTCGTGCTCGGCATGATCGTTGCCGCAGTTGCCATCATCGCATGGTCGATCATCCATAACACGAAACAGCAGAAGAAGGGAAAAGAATGAAGAAAATAAACGTACCGGATGCGGAGAAGCTGCCATCTGGTTCTTGGCGCTGCCGCGTTATGATCGATGGAAAACGCTGCTCGTTCACAGCCACAACAAAATCCGAAGCAGAAAAGCTTGCAAAAGATTGCAAGCTCGGATATACCATGCCGAAGAAAGCAAGCGAGAAGAACACCGTCTCCGCCGCGATTGACAATTACCTTTCCGCAAACGAAAAATCGATATCGCCATCTACGAGGCGCGGATATTTAACGATCAAGCAGAACCGGTTCCCCGAACTAATGAATCTGCACATCGACGAGCTAACAGACGCAATCTGTCAGAAAGCAGTTAATTCAGAATCCGTAAGTCCAAAAACAATTAAGAATTCATGGGCGCTTGTATCCTCCGCAATCAAATATGCAACAGGGAAAACATATGTCGTGTATCTTCCAAAGCCTGTTCAAAACGAACACCCGTTCTTGCAGCCGGAGCAGATCCATATATTCATTAACGCTATTGAGGGACAGACTTGTGAAATTCCCGCGCTGCTCGGTCTGCACTCGCTCCGTCGTTCTGAAATCATGGGTCTGAAGTGGGAAAATGTCGACCTGAAAAATGGACTAATCCACATTCGTGGTTCCAGTGTATACGATTCAGAAAACAAGCTTGTCAATAAGCCAGACAACAAAAATGCTTCTTCCCGCCGAACGGTTCCAATCATGATCCCACGCCTAAAATCTCTATTGACCGCTGCGACAAGGACAGGGGAATTTGTGGTCACTTGCAACCCAAACACAATCTGGTCACAAGTAAACCGCATCTGTGCCGAGAACAGCTTACCGCTTATCGGAACGCACGGCCTCCGCCATTCATTCTGCTCCCTTGCTTACCATCTCGGAGTATCTGAGAAAGTTGCTATGCAAATTGGCGGATGGGCAGATTACCAGACCATGAGAAAGATCTATACCCATGTTGCAGAATCCGACGTATCAAAGTCCGTCTCTGCCATCACTTCGTTTTTTGACAAAGACATATAAGTCCGTGGCAAATATCGTGTCCAATTCCGTGGCCAAATTTGCGTCCAGATTTGCAATATTCCAGTATGAAAACGCGGACAAACGTATGGAATTTCGGACAACGAAAATGGCGAAACCCATTGAGAATAAAAGAAAAACCAGCAATCTCAACTGATTGCTGGTTTTTCTTTATTGGTGCGCGAGGCGGGACTTGAACCCGTTTATATTTGCCTAAAACACTAGTATTTTCAACGCTTTCTATTTTTCGTGTCCAATTTCGTGGCAAATTTTAATTCTTTCTCTCTACAACCCCATGATAATACCCGGCCATCTTCGCCTCCGGGCCTCCGGCGTCCTTATCCATGAGGAAGGCTTTTGCAAGGTCGGCATAGAATTCTGGCCGGTCTAGGCCGTACTTGGCAGCCACACCGTAATAGTCCGAGTACATCATGTTCATTGCCGCCCACCAGACGCAGGACTTCACGCTGACACCTGTGATATTGGCTACCGCGTCCGTCTGCTCCATCGTCCAGTGCGGGCCGGTCGTGCCATCTTCGTTTTCCATCCTGGCCGTCCACGCTTTGGCGTCGTCCTCGGTAAACTCTATCATTTTCGCGGCCTCACGAAAATGATCGTCGTCCAGCTTATGCAGCGCACAAATGGCATCCGCGTACACCGTGATTTCTTCCGCGCGCCCAAGCGTAACCGGGCGCTCCATGATCTCATGCAGCTGCCGTTTCAGTTCTTCGATATAATGCTTCATTTTACGCCTCCTGAATGTATTTGTATAGACTGTCGAGGTCGTCCGCAGCAAAAGTTAGCTTGCCGATAAACGGAATCTTTATCGGGAGTTTTCGCCCATCGAGCCGTGGCCTTGCCTTATTATAGAGTCTGTCAATATCAACATCTCCGTGCTCATCCATAATCCGCATCGCTTTGATCCAAGGGTTATCTTTCAGCACAAGCAGTTGCTCTTTGCTGCCGTCCGCCAGCAAAGATAGCCCAACGCCTGCCACAAACGATCGCACCTCGTCCATATGTGGAGATGCTACCGTATCAAAAAAACGCAAAATTCCGCGCATGGCCTGATCTATCGTCACCATAAGGTTACCTCCATTTTTAAGGTGGGGCGGCTATTGCCGCCCCTTGCGTTTACTTGTTGCAGCAGCCGCACTTCGGGAGCGGATTGTAAAGCGTCTGCGCAGTTGTTGCGGTGCCGGTGGTGACGTCGGCGACCTGCTTCGGATAAAAGGTCGCGTTCGCGTAGGTGACAATCGAGTTGTCGCCGCAGCAGCGCCGTTCGGCCTCCATCTCGATCTCGCGGTGCAGCTCGTCCTTTACGGACGCGATGTCCTGGCGGGCCAGCACAAAGCTGTCCTCGGTGCGCTGGTTGTGTACCGCCTGATCGCAGATCGACTTGCGGATGTCCTTGAGCTGGCCGTCGATGTAAGCGTACATCTCCAGCGACTTCTGATCGTTGTAGGTGTTGGCCTTGAGCATCGCGATCTCTGCATCCTTCGCAGCCAGCTTCTGCTCACGATCAAGATCATAGCGCGTGACCGGCATGTTCTCGCTGCACCCCGCAGCCATCGCAGCCGCCGTCGCTGGATTCGCGCCCCAGCCGTTCCAGCCGCCGCCAAGCAGATTGCCGAGCAGCTGCGCGCCGAAGCCCGCCGTGCCGATGATGCCAGTGGTCAGGGCCGCATTGGCCTTGCCGTTGCTTGCGTATTCCATAGAGTTTCCCTCCAAAAAATGTAGTGAACTGGCCAGTTCCTACGTTCAGTATGAAGGATTTTGACTTTCCAAGGGACGCGCGAAGGTAGCATGAGTGGCGCATTTATGTAGCATTTCTGACGCATCGTAAAAAATATTTTAAAAGCCTCTTGACATATACGGTATTACCGTATATAATAAGACCATAGAGATCAACCAAAACAAATTAGGGAGGTACATAAAAATGAAACAGACCAGCATCGACAAGATCATTCGAAACGCCGTTGAAAACCGCATCGACACCGCAATGTTTAATATCTTATCCGCTTGGGGTTGGGCAACCAACCCCGCATACGATCCCGATACCGCCAGCAATGGCGGCGGCTACTGGCAGTATGCCGGCGGCATCGTGGCCGATGTTAACGGCCAGCTCGTCACCGTAGAGGTTGACAACACCTCTTGCGGCGACTTCGGCTCGCGGTACTACGTCGACGTGATTGCCGACGGTTATCACTGGCGCTTTGTCGGCGGTACGATGGCCGACGCGTCCATCGACGCCCCGGAGGAGATCGACGCGGTCCTTGCGTCCATCTCCGGCGTCCTTGGCGTCAACGCCGCCGACCTCATGCTTGCGGCGCTAGACGCTGCAGATATCTGCGCGAGGGAGGTATACTACTATGCCAACTGACACCCAGCGCCGCGCCCGCAACAAATGGGACGCAGAAAATATGTCCGTGATCTCCTGTAAGATCAAGCGGGAGATCGCGGACGACTTTAAGGTCACCGCAAGGGCCAACGGAACCACGCCGAATGAGCTGATCCGCGGTTGGATCAGTGACTATCTGGAGGCGCATGAGTCATAAAAACACCCCGACAGGATTTCTCCTGCCGGGGGCATTTTCTGAAACACAACATCTAGTATGTGGAAAACGCAGCTGTTTTCCTTTTAAGTTTTTATCATTCGCAGCTTTGCTGCCGTGTGCCGCGCTCGTGCGTAGATCTGCGGCAGTCTGCGGGTGATTGTGCTCCGCGCCATGTCCAGCTCCACCGCAACATCAATTTGCGGCGTCTTGTCCATGACATAGCGCCGGACGATCTCCGCGTCCTGCTCACTGTAACCTGCCTGTGCTATGATCTGCTCCCACTCGCCTTGCAGCAGGCCGGTCAAGTCATCCGGAATCCGCACCCTCGCGCTGATCATCACCACCTCCAATCCGGGTGGCGCGGCACACAGGGGCGCTACTGCTTATGATTCAGGATCGGGACATTGCCCTTGTTGCTAACTTCGAGATCCAGCGCCTTTGCAATATCTCTGATCTTGATGTAGTTCGTGCCGTCCTTTAAGATCCGTTCGACCTCGATCTCCTTGCCGTCAATGATCATCTTTGCCTTTGTGACCACTTCGTCCACCTCCTCCAAGAGCTTCTTAAAGTCCGCCCACTTCGTTTCGTCAATCAGCGGCAGCGGACACAGCTTCATCGAAATGTCGTAGTGTCGGATTGCCGCCTGCACGTTCGGAAGCTGCTTCAGCAGCATTTGATACAACCGCGCCGCGTTTTTCATCGTCGCCTCCGGGATATAATACTTGCCAGAAGCGTCCGTGTGGCTCACCATCTCGATACTGACGGTGTTGTAGTTGCCGTACACCTTGCCGAATTTGCCGCTCCTGCCGTCGCCCACGGCCCATGCGACCACGTCCAGCGGCACACACTGATAAACGGTATCGCCCTCGTCTACCACGAAATGTGCCGACGCAGCGCGCCCCTCGGAGCCGTTCGCGAAATACCGGGCATTGCCAAGCGCCGTCGCGTGCAGACCGGTATTGGCCGTGTAGTGGAACACGATGGCCCGGATGGCCGAGAGCGGCCGCCTGCCGCCCACTCTCGTTGCCCGGATGGTATCGTTAATTTTCAGTGCCATCGCTACCTCCATAAAGCTCATGGTGGAGCGTCAGCACCGCAGATTCAATCATTTTATCCACGGTATCAGAATCAAACTTGATGCCTCTCTCGGCGAGGTATTGCAGCACATACGCCTTTTTCTCGGCGCCCTCGTTGGCATTGTAGAGCTGCTCCGCCGCCTTGACCGCGATCTCCACATACGCCTGCCACTTTTTGAGTTTGTCCGCGCCGACGCGCTCCTTGATCCACGGGATCAAAAATGCCGATACCAGCGCCGAGATCAGCGCGATCACCGCCGAAATGATTTCTGTGTAGTCCATAGTTTGCTCCTTTCAGTCCTTCAGCACGATCTCCAAAAACCGTGCCTTTTCCTCTGCCGTATACGTTTCCGGCAGGCTCTTGATGTACTTGATTGCGTATTTACTTCTGTTCTCATTCTTTGCCTTCCAGAGGTAAAACATCCCAATCGCCGTCGCAAATCCGATGACTGCCAACGTGACCTCCACACTCAGCACGCCGAGCACATTCAGGATAATGCAAACGACGCTTGCCGCCGCGCTGCCAATCAGCAGCTTCTTCGACGTCTCCATCACACGATCCCCGCATGAGCCAGCGCAAAGCCGACCAGCGCCCCCACAATGGCCGTGAGGGCCGCCTTGACCAGCGCCTCCCATTTCCCGCCCGGAATGGCCTTGAGGCTCTTCACATCATCCTTGATCTCGCTGACATTGGCCTCAATCGTCTCCTGCTTCGTCGCCAGCACCTCCACCGATGTCGCCAGCTGATGCAGCGCCCGGTTATCCTCCTCTAGGTCGTTGATGCGGTGCGTGTTGCTTTTGGAGCGCTGGTCGATCTCCACGATCTTTGCCTGAATCCCCTCATCCATCTCTTTTCTCCTTTATACTTCGGTAAAATACAGCCCCACCAGCTCATGGGGCAAAAACTGCAGCGTCACCTTGCCGCCGGCCTGCTCCCCTGTCCTCTCGCAGAGGTAGAGCTTTCCGTCCTCCGGGTCTGTGTAGTAAAGTCCGTAGGTGTACTCCATGCCCTTCGCGGCGGGGATGGGGTCGTCCTGTGTGCCCGCGTGGGTCTCGTCGATGACGGTAAACAGCGCCGGTGTCTTGTCCGGCTCCCAGCCCTCCTGTGTCGTGTGGGCCTGTGTCACGCGATAGAGCCTGTCTGCATAGACCAGCCGGTCGTTGACCTCCACGGACATTCCTGCCGCCCAGCGGTCATACAGCTCCTTTGCCTTCACGGCGTCCGCATCCGTCAGGCTGGCCGAAGCCTTGACGATATAGGGCCGCAGCTGTCTTGCGCGTTCTGTCTGCGTCATTCGCTCACCCCCAGTAAAATATTGATCGCGTTCTCCGCGTCTGTCAGTGGGATCGCCGCGCCCATTTCCTCATAGCTGCCCTCCGGCTCCGTGCCTTTTAGCAACTTTCCCGCAAGCCGGAACACCGTATCAGACAGTGTCTGATACTCAGTTCCTTCCTTGTCAGTAAGCGTCACGGCCATCTTCGCGCAAAATCCTTCTGCCTGATCTTCCTTGCACGGTACATAACATCCGTTGCCGTGCAGCCGGATCAATACAATGCTGTCCGCATACCCGGCAAATACGCCCTCCTTTTTTACTGCATACATGGCATCACCCCGAATTTCTCAAAATAGATCTGTTTCAACCGTTCCGTGCTTGCCGTCCGCAGCCGGTTCTTCCAATAGCCGTTTTCCTGTCCCGGCCACAGCTCATCTACAAAGTCCTCACCGCATCCGTGCTTTGTATACCAGCGGTAGAGCTTTTCTAGCATATCCTGCCGGTATTTTCCCTCATCGGTCAGTGGCCGGAAGTGCTCCCAGCCATTTTCACTCGTCACGCAGCAGATCGGCTTTTCGCTGAGATAGAGGAAACCATCACGTTCCTGTAAGACTGTGCCGAATGGAATGTTGACTTCTCCAGAAAGACTTTTCCCCTTGAAGCGTCTGTATGTGATGTAATCCACAATTCCCTCCTATACACAGAAGCCGGGCGCGAAGCCGAGCGAATAGTTCGCGCGTTCAAACACGGGGCGTTGACCGGACTCAAGCACGAACTGCGTGGTGCTTCCCGAAAGAGGTGAACGGGACCACCAATCGGCATCTGTGCTTGTCGCGCTGTGCTTGTACTTGGTTTTGCTATTTCCGGCGGAATAATAGGTGTACTGCGCTTGTTTGGTGCCTTCGTTTCTGTTTGCTCGTGCGTTTCTCCCGAATACCTCGTACTCGGACAGCAGAAAAAAGTAATCTGTTGTTGCCGTGACTGCGCTTGCGGTCGGGTCTCCGTTTCCCATATTGTCTGTGTACTTCGTCACGGATTTCAGCACCGCACGGAGCGCCTCAGGAATGATTGCGATAATCGTCCCGGAATAGCTCGAGAGGCTCGTTCCGCAAATGCTTGTACGCATTTGTGAGCTTTCCCAACCGCCGACGGCTGTTTGACTGCTGTTCATGGAGAAATAGCCGGTCACCGAGACGGTCGAGTTATAGGAACTGTCGCAGAAGCAAACGTCCGTACCGCCGGAGAGGGCGGTCTTCGCAAGTTGGAAATGGATGCGGTTTGTACCCTCAAGACTGGAATTATGGTTGAATCCGATGATGAACGCATACGTCGTGAAGTTAGACAGTGTCAGTGCACCAACTGTGCCGTTCAGTGTGACCGCTTTGCGGTCTCCAACACTCCAATAGTTCGCGCCTTGTCCTGCATCTGAGACAGAACGAATGGTCTCCCAATCGTTGTCATTTAACGGTCCCAAGAACAACAGCGTTGCCGAGTATTCATCAGCAAGACTAACCATTTGCGTGTCAGAAGTCTGTATTCCCAGTTTTGCAGATACGCTCCATGTACCGGCCTCCGGCACAGTAAGCGTACACGTTCCATTGACTGATGTGCCGCTCACGACCTTGCTTCCTTTCGTCGCGGTAACAGTTGCACCAGATGTCACAGACACGACGATCTTCAATTCCGTGCCGGTCTGAATGGCCTGAATCGCTGTCACAAATCCGTCCGGGTAGACCAGCGGGTCAGATGTGCCGCCTTTTTCCCGGATAGCTGCGGCAACCTTTATCAGGTCGGTTGTGTTTGTCAAAAGCTCTGCCATCAGAAGCTACCTCCATTCGCGTTTGCGATCTCTACAGCCGCCCATGCGCCGGAAACAACACGCAGGAATTTTCCATTATCCGAAGCAGTGACCGTGGGCAGCTCCTTCGCGCTCCATGCGGCCTTGTTGTTCTGGACGTCAGACACCGCCTGATCGATCTCTGCGCCGGTGTGCGCACTGTTGTACTGGTCTGCCATAAAATCACTCCTTCATGCAGAGAAATTCCTTGCCGTCTGCCGTCAGCATGGTCTTGGTCGTGCCGGACGGCACAAAACCATAGTTGTCGTTCCAACTTCCATCCGCGCCCTGTGCGTAGAGGGAGATTCGATATTCTCCGTCACCGCTCAGGAGAAAATCGTCGTAGACCTCAAAGGTTCGCTCCGTCCCCGCCGGGGTCTGGGAAAAGGACGCAATGAGCGCCCCTTTCCCTCGCCCCCAGTCCTCGCCGGTTTTCGTCGCGCGGCATTCAAAGGCCGTG